ACTTCATTACCAAGTGAAGTTATCTGCTGTTGAAGTATCTGATTTCTGCCCTCGTAAGCCAGGAACTGCTCACTCCAATCAGTTAGACTGCGTCTAAAAGCATCAGGAACTTTTATCTGTGGGGGCTTAACTTCTTTTTCTTCTGCCATTATCTTCCTCCCGGAACTCTGGGCTCAGTTGGGGGAGACACTTCTGGTCTAACTCTCACTCTAGGCTGAGCGCCTTCCCCTGGTAGCGTCTCTTGCTCCTGCTGACCAATAATCTCTTGCCCAACTCGGGCGGCTGCTTTCTCATAAAGGTCTGCCCCTTCGGTATCGCCACCATTCCTAAGCAGTAGGGCTTCTTGCTTAAGCGCCTCAGCTAAACTAATCGTAGCATAAATGGGATGCTTACGAGCTTTACTCGCCCTTATTTTACCTAGTTCCTCTGTTGGATTCTTAATCTCAGGGAATAACTCTTCCATGATACGCTCATCACTTATCTCAAACTCAGGATTTAGCATACGAGCAGTTGTAGCTCTCTGAACAAGGTCTCCGGGAATTCTTAACTCGTATTCTGCTGTAAGCTTAGCTGTTTCGGGAAGACCTTGCGGAAAGTCTAACGCGTATGGCTTATACTTGTTTTCTTTGATAAGTGCGTAAAAGAAGTTATCAATATCAGAAAGACAATCAATTATACCAGTATGATAATCCTTTGCCAACTGATTAGTTGTGGCCGCGACTTGACTCATTGCGTAGGAAGTCATCCTATTCGTGATACTTCCAAACATAGAACTACTTGGACCGCCCCGGTCTCGCATTGCTTCTAGGTCAAGCTGTAGATTTCTAAACTCAACAGGAATTGGTGGGGGAGAAATAAAGCCAATCTCATCCTGTAATCCTATCTTATAATGTGCTCCTCTTCTATACCAAGTCTCGGGCTGAACAATCTGCTTAGCACTACTTGTCTTCTCGTAGGTTCTTGGCTGAGCAGTATCCCGTAAGAGCTGCATCATAAAAGTCCACCATCTGTTAAAAGTCTTTAAAATATTCTCGTTCGTAGCAATGAAACTTTGTCCTGTCTCAGCCTTCCAGTTATCTCCTGCCATTTCTCCAGTATCTGGTAATCCCCCGCAAGGAGCAACGAAGATTGGTATTCTTCCAAAGCGACTCTCGGTAGTATCCGGCTTTACTTGCTCGTTACCAACTACAATAGAATTATGAACAACAGAATTCTCGGACTTACGCTCTACCCACCAGTAATCATAGACGACGGTATTATCACTGGGGGAAGACACCAAGCTCCAGCCATTTCTATTTACCATACTTTCTACTGCAGCTTTGCCGGGAGTAAAAACGTGGACGCATTCTGATAAGATGTCTGTCCACATAGGGTAGACAGTAATTGGATGCCAGGCTTCTGCCATAAAGAATGAGCCATCCGTTGAGGGAACAGCAAAGACAGAATACCATCCCGTAGCAAGCACAAACCTTATAATATCACGCAGAAGTCTTCTGCCACGCGTCCTATAACTCTCTGAGATATTCTCCCATATAGTATCAAACATGCTAGATAATTGAGCGGCGGGGGCGACTTGCTCGGCAGTAAGGATACCGGGCGGAAGTCTGTGCGGAATCTTTTGCTCTAGAATATATGAGATAAGATTGTAAGCGGCTCGTGGGTCGTTGCCTACAAAAGACTCCATCTCCCTCTGGGCAAGAGTATCAAGCATTCTGATTTGTCCATACCACTCTTTGAACTTCTTATCTCTCTTCCCCCAAAAGCGTTGAAGCTTCACTGAATTATTTATAACGTCAGTTACCGATAGAGCCATCGAACTCCTCCTCTACAGCATACTCTAATACAAGCCGCTGTATATGCTCTAAAAAGAGACTTTACTAGGGGGCTCGTCACACATCCTTCTCCTATCTATAATTACCAATCGCCTGCCCACCCTTTAATACCTACAAAACCTCGTTCTATCTGAATAGAGCTACGGCAAATAACAGCGATCGCAGCGCTATCGTGATAATCGTCAGCCCCAGCGGACACAGGGATAATCTTCCCCCGGGACTTGCCCTCTCGTATGTTTCTGCACTGACTTGGAATTCTTATGTCATGAGTCTCTATCTTCGGTAAAGACCTGCTGAGTTCATTACACATAAAGACCTTTGTTGCTGGATTAGTCTGCCATCCGATATTCTTTCCTACCATGCCAGTAACGGGGTCTGTTCTATAGTATAGATTGGGGTAGCCAACCAGATGAGAAGTAATGTCTAGAGCATCTTCGTTAGCAATCATCGCTTCATTATACCAACGAGCTATAGGGAAGCATTTGTCGGCCATCTCCTTACCAGCATACAAACCAGCAAAAGTAGCGCAGTGCTTAAATTTCTCTTCCGTGAATAGCCACACTGTAGCTACAGATTCTGAGACTTTGCCAAGTCCCGGGTCTATTGCCATTAAGTATTGCTGTCCTTCTTCCGGAGGAAACCAGACATCTGCTCCCTGATAGTAAGAAGTTGCTGGGTAACAATCCTTGGCCATTCTGTTAATCTCTTCATGCGGATACCACTCGCCAACAGCAGACAGGAAGCAACTAACATCATCCTCCGGGTATTCCTGCTCAAACAGAAGCCTTGTCTCTCCACTTCTCTTTAGACTACTACTTTCAGCAATCTTATATCGCCTCCATCTAATCTTATCGTTAGCTTCGGAAGCCTCAACTCCGCGAGAATTGAAAAGAGACATTAGTCTTAACTCGTCAGGAGTAAGGTCAGTAAGACTTGGTGAGGTATCCCCGGGAAGAACAAACTCATTATCAGGAGACAACTTATACTCAGGCATCATAAACCAGGGATAGAAGTGTGCCTTAAATACACTCTTACTAACTTCTCGTCCCTCCTTTGCCGCCATATAGAATTCATAGAAATCATTATCCTCGCCGTTAGGAGTAGATAGGACTCTGACCTTAGTTCCAGGAAGGAGCGGGACTCTATTCAAAGCAGCGGCAAAGGCATCAACAACCGTGCCTTCCGGCCAGAACGCTAACTCATCCAAGAGCAGATTATGAATTGGCTCTCCCCTCGGCATAGCAAAGCCCTTCGCTGAAGCAATATAGAAACTGCTTTCCCCTCGTTTAACGCCAAAGCTATCCTCAAAGATAAAAGTTTTTTCGCTAACAGACTTATGATGAAGCTTCGGTAAGGTGGGGATTACTTGTGATAAGTTATCATAGAACGCTTGGGCTTTTCTTAGCAACCTTCCAGTAATAAACTCGTCATAACTTATGATGACTGCAGTAGTTCCCTTAAACATAAGGCAATCAAGTAGGAAATCGCACATAATAATACTTGTGCCACCTACCTGAGAGGGTTTTACGTAAATGTCTCTAGAGGAACTAGTGTCAAACATGTCGTTCTGGATAGGATTAAGGATAAAAGGAACAAGTTGTCTACCTTTACTCTCTATCGTCACAAGAGTCTCAATTAGACGCTTTCTATCAGTAAATAACGCTTGAAGTTCTGGCTGAGACGTCACTCTCTCCTTATCTTTCCCTCGACGGTCTTATTCGTCCTATCTGACGCGGCTCGTGCCGCCTTACACGACTGACTTGCGCCTTTCTCAAGTTACGACTAGACGCCGCTCTACTCCTTGCTGTTATTCTACGAGCCATCCGAAACCTCTGTGAAATCCCCTTCTATTGTCGCTAAATTTGGCTCTTGACGTTGTCTTGTTTCTATCTTTATCTCCTCTTTAGACTTACTTAAAGTAAGGACAAAATCAGTAAAGTTAAATCCCTTATCTCCTACGCCTCGTCCAAAGAGTTGCTCAATAACCTGAAGCTGTTGAGGAGTATAGTGAGCTCTCGCTTTAAGTAAGTATTGAAAGTCCTGCGAGTCTTGGGGAATCGTTAAAACTTTATCCTCGTTACCACGAACCTCTTCTCTACTTAAGCTTCCTTTAATTACCCTAAAGTCTTTCTCAAGAATAAGGCGGTAATTGCGAAGGAATTCTAGTCCGGCGTATTCTAGGGCAAGGGTCTTCCTAAGTTCTGGAATCTTATTCTCAAGGTCAACAAATGTAGCATCTTTCCTCCATAAAGATAACGTGCTGTGAGCCTTAGCAATAAGTTTTAGTGCTTCCCGGATAGTAAATCCGCTGGCGCGAAGCCCCAAGTATCTGGAGCGGTCGTCATCTCTAGCGTAGGGAACAATGGCTCTTGGGATACTCTCTTCTGAATTTTCAAGTTCGGGAAGGGTTGTGCTTTCCAACCTTTCTTGACTCTTTTGCTTGTGG